TCAGGATTTCCTGACACCGTAGAGGCTGAACCGGCCGCTGGCGATCATGCCGCCCGACATGGAGAACTCGATCCCGGTTACCGTGCCGGGCGTGTTGTGGCGCCCGCCGCCTGTCACGATGGCAGTGTCGAACAGCGCCATGCTGTATTGGCCATCGACCGAAAATTCGCAGAAATCACTGGATTCGGGGTTGGAGAAGCGGACGCTTCCCCTGAAATTCTCTCCTGCCGCGTTTCCAAGTCCGGCCGTCCCGCCGTTTTCGGTCAGCCCGATATAACCGGTCTGGTTGGAGACAAATGGCGAGGAACTGCCGCCACGCGCCCTGACAAGCACGCTGGCATAACCACTGGTGTGGTAGGTCGGGCCAGCCCCGGCGCCCACGCGCATCCGCAGCGCCACATCGTCTGCGCTCGGCTTCACGCTGGACAGCGTGATGACGAAATCATCGTAGAGCGTGTCGTTCAGTCCGGCCGTGAAGGTGATCGCCGCGCTGGAGGAGGCCGTCTTGCTTTCGATCAGTACCAGCGCCCCCGCCCCGCCGGAAAAACCACTGACGCCATTGGGAAAGCTGACCTGCCCGGTGGACTGGCTGACCGTCATCGCATCGCGCCAGACCGCGCCATCCGCCGACACCTTCACGCGGAGCCCATCATCGCCCATCAGGCCCATCTCGGCCCGCCCGGAATAGTTTGTCTGGAACAGGAGCGAACCTGTGCGCGCCGCCGCCTCCTTCTCCAGCGTCAGGCGCATGTCGCCCGTGCCGCCCGCAGAAATGCGCCTGGCCGTCATCAATGCGCCCTGCGCCCGCAACGCGAGCCTGTTCACCCCATCGCTGGCCGTGCCGATGCCCAGGGCGGCGAGCTGGTCGATTCCTCCGATCACCTGTCCAAGCGCGATCCATGATGCACCGTTCCAGACCAGGGCCGCCGCCTCGTCCACGACATAGGCGAGCCAGCCGGCCTTCGGCGGCAGGAAGCGCCAGCCTCCGCCATCGAACAGCGCGACCTGTGTCGCCTTGCCGGAGAAGCCGCCGCCCGCGCCCGCAGGCACGAGATAGCGGGCGCCTTCGGCCGGAGTGGTGGGCGGCGCCGTGATGGAACGGGACAGCACGCTGAGCTGTGTCAGCGCGTCGATGAGGGCCAGCGCCTCATTGTGCGTGACGTGCTTCTGCGCCTGCGCCGCCGCCATCAACGGCAGGGCCAGGTTGGGTGTTTCGGTCATGTTCGGCTCCTGGGGGATCGTCGGAATCGGTGGGAACAGGCGGCCGCCCCCCTTGCGTCACCAGACAGGAACGGTGCGCACAAGCGGCCTGCCCTCGCCTGCGACCGGGCTGAGCTGGCTGATCCTCAGACTGAGCGCCGCCTGTGGTGCGCCGAAGTCGGCCAGTTCGTCGCTTGCCTGATAGAGCACTGCAGGCGTGTCGCATTCGATCACGCGCCTGACCGCCGCGCCGGACAGGATGGTGACGCGGTACGCCTCGCGTTCCTCCGAAAGCGGCACCTCCACCGGCTCCCATGCGTCGCCACCGCTGCGGGTCTGGCGCATCCAGGCAAGCCGGACGCCGCCGGGCTCCCGCCTTGCCCTTGCGTGGACAGGCATCCGTGGCAGCAAGGCGTCCGCGCGGATGGCCGCGCCTGTCTCCGCCACGGCGGGATCTGCTGCATCCCTGTCGAAGGGGCCGACACGGTAGCGGACCTCACGTCCGATCAGCGAGGGATCGTCCGCGACGGGGACCAGCGTCTCGTCCAGAAGGATGATCTGCGCGCCTGCGGGAATGGCGCGCGCGGCCGCCGGCTCGGTGCCTTCCAGGCCACGCAGCAGGCCGGAGAGCCGAACGGTCCGCTGCCCGATCAGTTCCGCACCGGCGGCGGAGAACACCTCCCATGTGCCATCCTGCCCGAGGATGGCGAGCCGGTTTCCACCCGCCAGCGCGTCCCACCCGGAGATCGAGGCGGGCGGATCGGCGGAGAAGGCGACATCCACCTGGGAAGCCCTGTCCCGTCGCCAGACCGGGCCCGGCGCAAGCGCGGTGAGCGTGCGCCCCGCCAGCGCGGGCGCAAGCGCGGCGCCGATCTGCCGGAAAGGCGCTCCTTCGCCGTCGGAGCGGCTTATCGTGAAACCGCCGGGCCATGGATCGGCGAAGACCGCGAGCGCCTGAAGGACAGGTGGCGCGCCATGAGGCGACGGCACGTCGAAGGCAATGACATGGGGCTTGCCCGGCAGCTTCGGCGCAGCCCTTGCCGCGCGCGGAGTCCGCCCCGCCGCCGCGCGGTAGAGCGCGGGCTCCACCAACCTCGCCTCGATGCGGCGGGTCTCGCCGTCCTCGATGCCGGTGATGCGCATCAGCCGCCCGCCGGAACCGACGGGAAGCCGGATGACGTCGCCCGGCTCCAGCGCGATCAGGCGCGGCGAAAGCGAGAAGGACGCCGTCTCGCGCGCCGCCCAGCTCTCCTGCAGGCGGATATCGGCGAGGCGCTGCGCCTCGGCACGTCGCGTGACGATGGCGGTGTCGAGGCCGATCTCGCGCCGCGCCCCGCCCGAAAGCCGGCGCGAGGCGACCGCCGCCTGCCGATACTCACCCTCGCCATCGATGAAGCCAAGCCTCAGCTCGCGCGCCAGCTCGGTTTCCTGCGCGCGGGTCAGCCGCCAGGGCCGGCCCTCCTTGTCAGGCACGATGTCATCCATCGTGATCTCGGCGGCGATGCGCCCGGCCCGCCCGATCATGGTGAGGCCATCGCCCATCACGGCGTCGATGCCGAAGCAGCGTGCAAGCGGCTCCATCGCCTCCCGGGCCGACATCGGCCTGTCGAGCACATAGCCATCGACGAACCCGTCCACGCCGGAAAAAGAGGCTGACGGAAGTCCGTAGTCGGCGAGGATGGCCGGGAAGAGCTTGTCGAGCGCCGCACCTTCGGCCCGGCCCGTGATCCAGTGGCCACTCTCCCAGTTCGGGCCATCGGCCCAGACACCCGACAAATCCGGAAAGGCGGGAAAGGGCCTCGCATCCCAGGTCCACACATAGACGCGCGCCGGGTCAATCATCCGCAAGCCGGTGACCGGAGAAACCGGGTTCGCCTGTGGCAGGAAACCGGTTCGGGATGGATCAAGCCCGGTCAACACCGCCTCCAGCGCGCGCATCTGCACCAGATCGTCGCGCGCGCCGGTCGAAAGGGGCGGGGCGGCGCTCTCCACCGATTTCGGATCGGGGAAGACATTTGGCCCGTTGGCGCTCTTGTCGACCGCCGGAAATCCGACCTCTGTCAGCCAGATCGGCTTTGAGCCGGGCTGCCAGGCTGTCGACGCTGTCTCGGTGCCGCCCACCCGCTCGACATGGGTGTTCAGCCACCAGTTCGGCAGATCCTTCGGACGAAAGACCCATGGCTTGCCATAGGCCCCGTCGGTGATGGGGAGCCGGGCCTGCGCGAGCCGTGCGGCGGCATCGGGATAATACCAGTCGAAGCCTTCGCCCGAGACGAGGCCGTTGCGCAGATAGGCCAGTTCCGCCGCGCCGGAAGAAAGCGCCGCATCGGCATTGCCAGGCCCGTCGCGCCAGTCGCTCAGCGGCGGATACCAGTCGATCCCCACGGCGTCGATGGCGGGCGAGGCCCAGAGCGGATCGAGCGGAAAGGCGACATCCTGCCCGCCATTGCGCACATGCGCGCCATACTCGGTCCAGTCTGCGGCATAGGTGATCTTCGTGGCCGGACCGAGGATGGTGCGCACATCCGCCGCAAGCGCGACCAGCGCATCCACCATGGGGTAGCGCCCATTCGCGCCACGCACCCGCGTCATGCCGATCATCTCGGAGCCGATGACGAAGGCATCCACTCCACCTGCGGTCTCGGCGAGCCGCGCATAATGCAGGATATGGCGGCGGAAGCTCCATTCTGCGGGCTTTGCGCAGAGCATCTGCGCGCCATCCCAGATGATCTCGCCTGGCGTGACGGTGCCGAAGAAGGCAGCGACCTGCGCCTGCGCGAAAGCCGTTCCATCCGCCGATCCCGGTTGCCCCGCCGCAGGGTGACAGGTCACGCGCCCGCGCCAGGGATAGGCCGGCTGCTCCGCGCGCCCATGCGGGTCTGGCAGGCCGTTGCCGGCTGGCACATCCATCATGATGAAGGGATAGAGCGTCGGTGCGAGGCCTCGCGCCCATGCGCTCTGGATCGCCCCGATGACCGCCAGATCATTCGGCGTGCCGCCATAGGCGGGCGTGCCTGTTGTGGTCAGGGAGACCGGCGATGCAGTGGCGCGTGTCAACCCGGCCACCTGCCATTCCACCCCCTCGACGGCCTTGAGGCTGCGCTCGACGCGGGGTTCGACGCGGCACTGGCCGGCACGAATATCCGTCCCGAACCAGCTCGCCACGATCGAGACACGCGCGACGCCCGGCAGCAGGAGCTGCATCTGGTCCAGTGCGGCATACATGTCGTTGTATGCATGGAGCTGGTGGCGGTTCTCCTGCCTTGTCACGCCATCGCCATAGCTCTGGATGCGCTGGTTCTGGTCGTAGCCGAATTCGGTCGCGCCGGGGATCAGCGTCACCGCGCGGATCATGTCCGTCGCCCCGCCGCCGACCCGCCGCACCACCTCGAAGGAGAATTGCGGGATGCGGTTGCCATAATCTGCCAGCGCCAGCCGCTCGAACACGACATAGGCCACGCCGCGATAGGCTGGGCTCGGTCCTTCCTTGGCGATGATCAGCGGATCAGGTTGCTGGTTCTGCGCACCAGTGTGGACGCGCATCGTCACCGTTGTCAGATCGATTTCACGCCCGTCAGCCCAGACCCGGCGGATGAAGGAGATCGGCCCCTCGCAGATCGCGACCGCGAGATTGGCATGATATCGATAGGAGACGCTCACCGTGGTCTGCGCCGCCGCAGGCTGGCCGCCGCCGCCGAACATCCGGCCGATGCCGCCCTTGCCGCCGCGCCGTCCGGCGCGTTCGACGGAGGTGGTGATCTCCTCCTCGAAACGCGTCGCCCAGATCATCTGGCCGCCGAGCCGCGCACGGCCATAGACGCGCGGAATGGCCTCGCCCTCGGTGGAGGAGAGGCCGCCCATCTCGCGCAGGCGCGGCCCCTCGACATGGCGCGCGCCTTTGGCCGGCCCGCCTCCGCCCATCAGGCTGGAATCGATCATCGCGCCGGCGATGCCACCAAGGGCCCGACCCGCCATGGCGCCGAACGGGCCGCCGATCGCGCCGCCGATAACGGAACCGGCGGCCTGAAGAACGAGCGTGGCCATGGTCAATCGCTCCTGCTGGCGGATGGATTGGAAGGGAGAGGAAAGCCGAAGGCGTGGCTGACGCGCCGCGCCCAGGGCCCCTTGAACGGCGTCTGCGCCACCGCAGCGCCCTCATAGGCGTGGATGATCGCGTCCGGACCTGCGAGGATCGCGCAATGCATCGCCGGCAGATGCGGCTTCCAGCGGAAGAGCAGCACATCGCCCTCGCGCGCCGCCTCAATCGTCAACGGCACCAGCACCGCGCCGGCGGCTTCGAGCAGGCGCTCTTCAGGCCCCTGCGCCGCCCAGTTCGCCGGATAGGGCGGCAGGGCAAGCGGCTCTTCGCCCATCACCTCGCGCCAGACCCCGCGCAGGAGCCCGAGGCAATCGCAGCCCACGCCCTTCAGCGAGGCCTGATGGCGATAGGGCGTGCCCAGCCAACCTTGCGCCGCCGCAACGATGCAGGCGCGGTGTGCATGGCGAGAGTCCTGCGCGCTCATCGCAGCAGGCTCCCGCCATCCATTCCCGCCTCGCCCTGGCGCGCGATGCGGATCAGCGCATCATTGCCCGGCATCTGCGGGAAGCCCCGGAAATTCACGGCGTTGCCGAAACGATCCCGGCAGGTGGAGAAGCTCTTGTCGCAACCAGGCGTGACGGAGAACAGGTCACCGGCGGCCATCGGCGAAGGCGCACCCTGCCACAGCGCAAACTCCGCCTCGCCGGTGGTGGCGCGATGCAGCTTCACCTCTGTCGCGAATCCGGCATTCAGGCCCGTTGTCAGGGTCAGCCGCCCACCGGTGAACCAGCCGTCCGGGATGGAGGGCATGTCGCCACTGGCGAGGGTGAAGCGCCCGTCGGTCGCGACGATGGCCCCGCCATATTGGGCGAGCGCCGCCCCGCAGCGGGCATCGCCGAAATCGGCGCTGCAACCTGCCGTGAAAAGTCGCCCGCGCTCCTCGTCGAAGCGGTGCGCCTCGCCGCGCAGCTCGGCGATGAATCCTGTGTCGCTGCGCCTGATCTCGCCAATCACGGCGCGGCCCGCGAGCAGCGCCTGTGCGGGATCTTCCCAGTTCACCAGCCAGCTCGCCACGGATGCGCCATCATAGCGCCCGGCGGCGAGATCGGCCTCGGTGAGGCCCGCCGAGGTCAGCGCGCCGCTCACATCGCCGCCGCCAACCGCAAAACCCAGTTCGGCGCTCGCCTCGGCTGCGTCGAGGCCGGTCGCGGCGCGGCAGGTCACGCCCGCGACGCTCAGGTCGCGGTCATGTTCGGTGAAGCCCATCACCACGCCGTCGGCGCGGGTCAACAGCCAGCAGCGGGCGAGCGTCGTCGCCTCCCCCGCCAGATGGCTGGCGAGGGCGGGTTGCAGCGTTTTCATGCGCTCTCCTCAGGACAGGATTTCGATGAGAGGAATTTTCGGGATGTCGCCAGCGTCGAAGGCGGAGAGATCGACCTCGATCTCGTCGGTGTCGAAGCGCACCGGCACATCGAATTCGAAACCGGCCGTCACGCTCGCGCCCGCAGCGGGCACATGGCCTGGCAGGAAGGTGACCAGCCCTGTGCTGGCATCGCAGGCGAAGGCCGCGCCCTCCACCTTCTCGACGCCATCCACCGCCACCCGCACCGTCCCCGCAACAGGCTTGGCGATGGGCCTGGGATAGGGCGCGTGCGCAGCGCCATAGCGCTTCACGAGCGGGAAGACGCTTCGCACGCCGTCGCCCGTGCCGAGTGGCTGGTCGAGAGGCGTCGGCGCGCGGGAAGGCGCGCAGGATTTGCAATCCAGCCTGTCCCGCCATCTGAAGCCGGTCAGCCGCCCGCGCCTTTCCTCGAAGAAGGCGATGACGCCGGCGAGCTCATCCAGCGTCTTCACGCCATAGCCGGCGTCATAGCGCCGCAGCGAATGCGCCCAGCGCGCGTTACGGTGCTCGCGGCCCGAAGCCAGCGTCACCACATCGGTCTTGCGCACGGGCCCGCCGCGTGCGCCGCGTGCGACCGAGACCGGAAAGCGCGCTTCGTGGAATGCGTTAGCCATCTTGTGTCCCTCCTTCATCCTCGGTGCGGAGCGCGTCCGGATAGGCCCGCATCAGGGCCTCCAGCCCTGCGCCATCGATGGCCTGCGAGGGCGCGCGCCCCTTTCGTCCTGCGATGGCGAGGGCGACCTCGCGCGGCGTCGCGGCCCAGGCGGCCCCAGGCGGCCAGCCGAGGACGCCAAGCAGGAAACCCATCGTCTCCTCCCATGGGAACGGGCGCGGCGCGCTCATGGCAGCCGCGAGGAATCCGTCCCCGCTTCTGCCGCTCCCTCGACGCCGAAGGCGTGGCTCAGCAGCGTGATGGCGTGCCTCGCGGCCATCGCCGCCCCGCCCTCGATCTCCAGCGTGGCGAGTTTCTCGTCGGTTATTGTCTCGCCGGCCCCGCGCAGACCCGCGCCAAGCACGCGGATGATGTCGCGGGCGGAAAGCCGCCCCTGCCCGAAGCGCTCGCCGAGCGCCATGATGTCGCCGACCGCGAAGGCCTCCTCAAGTTCTGCCAGCGCGCCCAGCGTCAGCACCATGCGCCGCCGGCTGCCGCCGATCATCGCCTCGATCTCGCCCCGTCTTGCATTCGCCATGATGCGCCTCAAGCCGACTGGAAGGTGAGTTCGCCGGCGGAATCCAGCGACATCTCGAAGGTGAGTTCGCCATCATGCTCGCCGCGATATTCCAGCGTCGAGACCTGGAAAGGCCCCTCGATGGCCCCGAAGCCCGGCACGATCACCTGCCAGGCGCGGATAGCGCCATCGAAGACGATCTCGCGCACAGCCGCGTCCGAGGCCTCGTCGCGGAATACGCCGGACCCGGTGATGGAGGCGCGGCGTACCCCCGCTCCGGCCAGCAACTCTCGCCAGCGCCCTGCGGATTCGGCATGGGTCACATCCACCGCCTCGGCGTTGAAGGAGAGCTGCCGGGTGCGCAGCCCCGCGACAGTCGTGAAGACACCCGCCGCATTGGCGAGCTTGAGCAACAGATCCTTGCCTTTCTGGGCGGGCATGGGGGTCAACTCCTGGTTGGAAATCTGAAGGGGTTCAGCTGGATTCAGTGAGCGCGGCGAAGCTCATGGTCAGTTTCGGGGTGCGGGTCTGGGCGTCACGGCCAGCAACGCTCGCGCTCCAGAACAGGAAGACGAGGCGGTGGCCCGTCAGCATCAGCGACGCGTCATGCAACAGCGTCTCGATCCTCGCGGCGATGGCGAGGGCACGCGCGCTTGCCGCGCCCTCCCCCGGCCAGAGAGCGAGTTCGGCCTCATGGCGGGTCATCCGCCGCTCGGGCACCGAGGCGTCATCGGCCTGCCAGCGCTCGAAGGTGACATGCGGGCCGCCCTGTCCGCGCGGGGCCTCGTCATGGATGCGCGCCCCGCCCAGCAGCCCGACAAGCACCGCATCGCCGGCGAGCCGGTCATAAACGGCCTTCCTCAGTTGAAGCGCCGCATCGCTCATGATGTGATCTCCTCGCAGAGGCAGATGAGCCGGCGGCCCGCCCCGTCGGGGTCGGCGGCGGCACGGATGTCGAACAGGCGACCGCCGGCGCCTTGTCCGGCCATTCTCAGGCGCATCCCCGCGTCGATGCCGGCGCGCCATCGCATCGTCACGCGCCAGCGCCCCGCCTGTTCCGGGCCGCCCTCCCGCCATCGCTCTTCGCCGCCGAGCCATTCGAGCCCGGCCCAGACCGTAACGAGCGCTTCCCATGCGGTTTCCGCGCCGCCCGCGCCATCCGGCATCTCGATGCGTCTCTCGATGGTCATGCGATGGCGCAGACGGGCGATCACTCCGCCGCTATCCGATGAGATGTCCACCATGGCCCGCCTCACAGCCGCACCCTGCGCCAGGGCGCGGTCAGCGCCGTGACCTCGCCGGGCATCGCCGAGATGCGCTCGCCTGTCGTGTCGCCCCGGTTCTCGAACCAGTGCGCGACAAGCTTCAGCACCGCGAGGCGCAGTTGCGGCGGCATATCGGCGGGCGTCGCGCCATGTCCGACCCTCACATCGATCTCGATGCCGTTCAGCCGCCGGCCCGGCCCGGGCAACGCCCCGATGGCCAGGATGGCCGGCGGCCTCGCCCCCGCATCGATGGCGAGAACGGACAGGTCGAGTTCCTGCGAGCCTCCCTGCGAGTCGACGACACGCGCGGCGATGATGGCGCAGAGTGGTTCGACAGGCAGGCGCAGACGCCCCATCACCGGCCAGGCGTTGAGTGACAGCCGCCATGTCTGGTGGATCAGCATCTGGCCGCTGGCCGCCTCGACCAGATGCCGCGCAGCACTGATCAGGCTTCCGAGAAGCTCATCCTCGCTGTCTAGCCTGAGATAGTCTCTCGCCTCATCGAGCGTCACGGGCTCGAGCGAGGGCGGGATGAGAAGCTGCGGCGTCAT